ATGCCGGAACTCGACGCAATCACCCTGTACAACAAGCTGGCCTTGCGCGCCCGCCGCGCAGGAGCCACGGAACAGGCACTGCTGCACCTCTCCGACGCCCTGCGCCTCTCGCGCGAATGCGGAAGCTCCCTGCTGGAGGCGCACTCGCGCAATTCCATGGGCATGGCCTACGCCCAGGCCGGCCGCCCGGAACTGGCCGCCAGCTGCTGCCGAACCGCCCTGTGCGTGCTGGGCCGCAGCCAAGGCAAACCAGCCGGAGCGCGCCTCGCACAGTCCATTGCCGCCAACCTCGCCGCCTTCGAAAAGGCATAAAGCCCCCGCCGACCCTCCATCCGGGGGTGGCGAACCTGGAACACGCACCAGGAGCGCCACCCCCGGAACCCCGCCCTGAAAAAGACCATTCGACGCAATTTCCCAGGCCACCCAGCTGCGGTGCGGCGGTGCTCTGCCCGCCTGTGCAAAGCTGACCCGAAACGGTTCGGGAAGACTCTGCGCAACCGCCGGAAAAATGTAGAAGGGCTCCCGTTCGCATCGCTGCCCCCGCCTTTCGCGCCACGCGGTGATCCCCGTCAGGATAACTGAGACAGGCTGACGTGATAAATGGGACTTGGCGGGACGATCCGGGCTGAGGTGGGACGGCCACATTTGAAATGGTGTTGCAGTATGTGAAACGGAAAATCAGGCGCGATCGTGATCCTGCGGCGAAGTCACGTCAAGGTTAAGAAGCGAAGCTTGCTTGGGCATGCGTAGCTCGCCCTGCTCCTTGATAATGCGGTAGATGCACTGCCTTGAAAGGCCGTACTTGAGGGCAAGTTCCGACTGATTGTCACCATTGAATTCGCGGTAGATCTGCTTATTCCGGGTGCTGCGACGTCCGATCATGTCCATGGGTAGGTACACCGTTTGTCCTCCCCAATCGTCCGCAAGCCTGCCAGCAGCATCTTCGGCAAACGCTTTGGCCTTGGCTGCGCTGATGCCGAGCTCGTCTTGCACTTGCTTGGCGAGCTTGTCCGCAAAGTCTCGCAGCAGCTCCATGCCGATTTCGCGAGGTGTGGCCATTATGATCCCTCCACGCGATCTACCCACTTCTTGAGGCTCTCGATGACCAGACCGGCCTGGTAGCCGTTCAGCCACTCCAGGCGTTCCACCTTGGTCTGCCGCTTCACAAACGCGGCCAAGGCCGCCTCGCTGCTGTCTTGGATCGCGCCCATGTCGCGCAGGGTGAGCCAAAGCGAGCGGATCTTCCGCGACTGCGGATCGTCCGCCAAGCGCTTCGTCTTGGCCTTGCTGGCGGGCTTGGCCGGGGCATTAAAGCCACGACTCCTCAAATGATCGACCACCGCCTCCAGCTCGCTCATGCTCATGTCCGAGCAGCTGGTCTTGCCGGTCTGCGCCTGGAGCATGGCGCGGTAGTCCTCATCAGACAGACCCAGGCTGCGCTTGGCCACGTGGATGATCTTGATGAGCTTGCCCTTGTAGGGCGCAAGGTTGCGAGCGGGTACGGCCATCTAAGCCTCCTTTTGGCGCTGGGCCATGAATGCCGCATACTTGCGGTTGAGTGCTTCGGCGCAGACCTCGGCCATGTTGACGGCGGCAGCTTCGGCCTTGTCCTCGGGTAGGCTGCAATCACGGGGGATGATGGCGGCCAGGCGCTTCTTTTCGGTGTCGCGCAGGATCACGGAGTCACCAGCTGCGCGAGCGACGATGAAACGAGGAACGGCACCAGTTGTCATTAGCTACCTCTACTTACTGAAGCTGATGGTGATGGAGGTGCCCTTCTTACCCTGACGCTTGCGGTAAGTGATCTTGGTCGCCCTATCCATACAACGCTGGATCAGTTCCTCGGGAGTCGGAACGGCTTGCGTGGCGGGGGGGGCGGGTATCTCGGGCTTCTCGCTGGCGCTCATGGTGCTCTCCTTGTGCTAGCGGTTGCAGGTTAAGCGGTGATTTCAAGCTGCCTTGCTCCCTTGAGCGGCGACGAAAGAGGCACATTTAAACCATCAGTCATGCCTGCTTCCAGGTCGGCAGCGCGGACCTTCTTGAACTCCAGGCTGCTGGACCGTAAATCGTCGGGCATGGCGGCCTCTATGGCGTCCATTTTGACAGGGACCAAATCAGTTTGAGTCACGGGCGTGCGCGTGCGCTGGGCCATCAACCTGCCGGAAACAGTGAGCACCACTCCACGGAGATACGATTCGCGGGCGAGGCTTTTGCTGCGGCTGCTCCGAAGTCGGCGGCACTGGGGCGATCGCATATGTCTGGACGCCATGCTCAGCATCGTTTTGTAGAGGTAGCCGAACGTCCAGGCACAGACTTCCTGGTCTGCGCCGACACCGACGAAACAGGTGTTGCCCTCCCAGGAGTGATAGTAGGCGCAATCAAACGCCTTGGCCGTGTGGTACGCCAAGGACATCGCCCACTTCTCCAGGCGCTGCCGCGTCCTTGTCTTGGCTGTATCCGCGTGGATTCGGCCGTCATCACCGGCGGGGATGTCCGACATGGAGAGGTTATACTGGGACAGCAGCTCCTGGGCCTTCGCCGCTGCGGTCGCCGCCTCGTGCTCGTTGTCGGACTTGGAAAGCGACAGCAGCTTGCGGATTTTCTCGATGATGCGCTCGTGTCCCATGGTCTTCTCCTGTCGGTTGTCGGCTGCTCATCAGGACCGGGCCACCACGCCCGGCCGACCGCACCCGGCCCGCAGGCCGGGGCGGTTTCGCTACGATTGCGTTGAGAATTTTGTGACGGCCTCCATCATGATGCCCGCGGCATACTGGGCTTTCGTCATGGTATCTTCATCCTTGAGAGGCGGTTTGAAATCCAATTCGAAGTCGACCGTCTCTTGCTCCGTGTCTTTGATGGTGATGGTCACTGTCGCCACGGCCGCCCCCTAGCCCTTCAGGGCGTCCTTGAGTTCCTGGCCGGCCACGAACTTGACCGCAGTATGCGCGGCGATCTGCAAGGGCTGGCCGGTCTTCGGATTGCGGCCCTCGCGCGCCTTGCATTCCTTGGCCTTGAGCTTGCCCAGGCCGGGCAGGGGCACCTCGCCGCCGCCCAGCAACTCAGCGGCGGCAACGCTGCCCAGGCTGTCGAGCACGCGCTCCACGGTGGCCTTGCTGTCCCCGGACTCCTCGGCGATCTTGGCGATAAGGTCTTTCTTGGTCATTGTTTTCGCTCCTATTTTACATGGTTACATGGTGAAGTTCTGGGCGGCCACTTCGGCGTCCACGTCGCGCAGCCGGGAGGAGAGTTCCTTGATCCTTTTCTGGGCCTGCACGAGCATGTCGCGGCTCGTGCCCTTGAGTTCGATGAGGTCGTCGAGCGTGGTGCGCGAATGCACCAGGGCCTCGCGGATCATGTCCGACAAGCTCTCGGTTTCGCGCATCACCCGGTGCAGTTCCTGCTCCAGCTCTTCCACGCGGGCTGAAGCACCGCCCGTGGTCTCGCGCGGGCCCTCGCCGGTCAGGAACCAATCGGCGAACACCTGGTGCTTGCGCTGGAGCTTGAGCAGCCACTCGGCCGGGATGCTGGCCCGGCGCTTGGCGTCGGAGATGGAGGACTGGCGGATATCCAGGGCCTCGGCCAGCTGCACCTGTGTGCGGGCGCCGGTGACGGTGCGGATGCGTTCCATGGCGGCCTCGAAGGCGGCCACACGCTCGGGGGTGATTTCGCGGGCTTGCTTAGGCATGGCTGGCCTCGCTGACGTGGGGGACGTCCTCAATCACAGCCCCGACCATGATCTTCACCTGACCACCCTCGGAGTATCCGCCATCGACGGTGATCTCTTCCATCGGCTCTTTGCCGCCCTGCATGCTTTCCTCCGGGGCGAAGTCTTGCAGTTCACCGGAATGAGCGGCTTCCCTGGCTATCTCCAAGGCGTCTTCAAGCGACTCGGCGTAGACGATGACGTCTTGGTCCTTTTCGTAACTCACGTTGATTTTGAACGGCTTGCGCTCGCTGCTGCTCATGGTATTCTCCTTGTCGCTTGGAGTTGGGTTTAGACCGCCGCCATATCCAGCGGGATGGCGGTGTAGGAGCCGTTGTCCCGGCGCTCGTAGACGCGCACGTAGGGCTTGGTGCCCGTGACCTGGATGCTGTCTCCGATGGCCTGCATGGCCCGCAGCCAGCGCTCGTCGGTGATGTTCAGGCGGCGCAGGCCGAGCACACGCGAGGTCGAGAGGTTGCCCTCCTTGTCGACCTGGAAGGCCTGGTCGATGATGGCCTGGATCTCGCTGCGGGCGTCCTTGGTCCAGTCGCGCAGGCATTCGTCGATGAGGGCCTTGGCGGCTTGCAGGCGCTCGTCAAAGGTGATGTTTTCGGCCACCTGCCGGACGATCTTGTAGCGGCCGTCAAAGGACAGCAGGGACACGTTCCCCTTGTTGCCGCCCACCTTGACCTCGTACTTCTCGGCGCTGAGCTGGATGAACGCGCCCACGTCGTCCATGATCTCGGCCTTGAGTTCGGCCAAGGCCTTGCGCATGGCCTTGGCCTTGGCCACCTTCTCCATCACCAGCTCGTGCCGAGCCTTGTCGATTTCCTGCACCTGGGCCAGCGGCACCTGGTGCCCCTGGGCGTTTTCCATGTAACCTTCCATCATTGCTCCTTATGCCTAGGCCTCGGCCGAGGTGGTTATGGGGTTGTAGACAATGGTCCCATCGCGCGGGGTGGGCCAATTGCGTTCAATCTCTTCAGCCTGGTCGCCAGCATCGTCCAATTCGTGTTGGATGCACTTGATGGCGGCCCATGCATCCTCACTCACCTGACCGCCCAGGGCGGAAAGGGCCTTGCGCGCATTGCGAATCTTTTCTGCAAGCATGGTGGTCTCCTCGTTTGGGCTTGGTTTACACGGAGCGGATGACGTCCGCGTTGACGATAGGCACGCCCAGCTCAGCGGCGGTGTTCAGGGCGGCCACGATGAAGTTGCCGACCGCGAGCGGGTAGCAAAGGCTCACGCCGTCCCGGCTGCGCTGGCTGGGGTGCTGAACGGTCAGCCGGGCGCGAAGGGCCTCAATGCCGTCGTCGCTGATTATCTTGGCCAAGTCGTCCACGCCCGCCCGTGAGAACTTGAAGCGCAGGTAGGCGTGCAGATCGTCGTTGCGCAGTGGGGGCAGTTCCACCAGCTCGCAGCGCTGGACCACCTCACGCACCTGGTAGTTGCTCTCGCTGAGCTTGGTCTTGAGTTCGGTCTGGCCGATGAGCAGGATGCCGAGCAGCGATGCCAGGCCGTCCGTCAGCTCGATGTAGCGCTTGAGGTGCTTCAAGAGCGGCGTGCTCAAATCATGCGCCTCCTCGATGATGAGCACGTGCGAGTTGCCCGCGCGCTTGCTGGCGGAGAGCGCCCGGTGGACTTGGCGGAACCTGGCCTCCGGGCTGGCGGCCACGGTTTCCAACGGCACCACCGTGCGCAGAATGGCCTCGGCGATGTGCGTGGAGCGGAGGGTCTTGCCCAGGCGCTCGGTGTCCTCCATGCCGAGCACATACGGCTCGATGACCAGCACGGGGCGGCCCTCGCCCTGCAGCCGCTCAAGCAGGTCACGGCGCAGGATGGTCTTGCCCGAGCCCGACTCTCCGGCCACGGCCATGAGCCCGCCGTGGCGCGCCGTGGCGTACATGGCCTCGCGCACGTAGCGGATGTCCTGGCTCATGAACACGTCAGCCGGGTCCTGCACGTCGTTGATGAAGGGGTTTCGGGTCAGGCGGAAGTGCCGCTTGGTTTCGGGGAACAGTCCTTGTCGCCTCAAGAGCATGGTGGTCTCCTCCTCCTTGGGTGCTGCGGCCGCAGAAACGGCCTGGTGGCAATAGTTGGTCTCGCGTTTGCGCACGCCCATGCGCACAAAGGCGTCTTCAAGTTTCTCGCGCGGCACGCCTTGGGCCAGCAGGAAATCCACGATGAGCCCGCGGACCTCGCCCATGCCCTTGCGTTTTGGCCACGCGCCCCGGTTCACCAGCTCGGAAAATCCCGCAGGGCTCAAGCCGCATGCGTCGGCCACCATGCGCTGGGACACGCCTTCCAAGCCGTCGATGATCGTCTTCAAGTTCAGCATGCCGTGCCTCCGGCAACGAGTTTGAGCACCGCGCCGACCGGGGTCTCCGGCGCGGCAAGGCGCGTTGCGATGTCGTCGACCTGTTCAGCGGGAACGCCGTCCGGGTAACGCTGGACAAGCCAGGCATAGCGTTCGGCGGTCCATTCCTGGCCCAGGCGGGCCTTGAGCTGCTTTGCGGCTTCCACGTGGGACAGGGGCGGAATCTCGCGGCGGGAGGCGTCCAGGCCCAGGTCACGGCCACGGCGGGGGATGTATGCCGGAGCCGGGGCGGCGGTGATGTCCGCCTCGATGTCGAGGCCGTAGGGCGCCACGCCGGTCTTGCGCCCGGCCACAACCCCGGCGGCCTCGATCTCCTTGGTGCGCTTGTCGGCCACGGTGTCCGGCAGGGCCTTGTGCTCCTGGCCCCACACGGCCGCGTCCGCGCGGAAGCCCGCCTCGGTCATCTGCACCGGCTCAACGGTCCAGATGGTTTCGTCGCCGCGCTCGTCCTTCACGGCCACGTCCACCGCCGGGGCCTTGTAGGGGTTGACCACCACGCTCACCTTCATGCCGGGCACCAGCCCGGCCAGGTACCGCAGGTCGTACGTTTTGCGGCCAAAGCCCTTGACGCTGTGGGTGATGCTCATGTCCGCGCGCACCGTGGCGTCCACCGGCCTGGTGGTGACCAGCTCGCGGCACAGTTCCATACTTGGCGCGATGCGCAGCTGGTCTTCGGTGATGGTGAGCCAGAGGGCGTTGCGGGTCTGCTTTGTGCGGGAATGGACAGCCCAGGCGTTGTAGTGGCAGCGCCAGCGGTCCGCCGCAGCCTGGAGCTGCTCCACGGTTTCGATGCGCATGAAGGACAGGCGCCCTTCAAACTGCGTCTCCACCAGCTGTTGCGCCTGCTCCACTTGCCCCTTGGCGCGGCTGTTCCCCGGCGTATGCACCAGAGGCGTAACGCCAAGATTTTTGAGCAAGTTCAGGAACAGGTGCGAGGTGTTGGCCGAGCCAAGGTCCATCATCAAGTTGTTGGGCACCCCATGCATGGGGTCATTCTGCTCGCGTTTCTGGATGGCTTGCAGGAACGTTTCCGCGAGGTTTTCCGATGTTTCGCCCGCTGTCTGGACGTAACGGACGTAGAGCGTTCCGGAGTAGTGATCCGTCACCACGTAGCGCCACACGCGTTCCTGCGACACCCGCTCAATGTTCAAGGGCTTGTTCTTGTAGAACACGCCCTCGGGCATGATCTGCAAACCCTGCTTCGGCAGGTAGAAGATGACGCACATGCTGGCGTCCACCTGCCACACATGGTTCGGGTGCAGGCTCTGCATGTGCGTGTGCGGCTTGCCCTGCTGCAACATGGCCGGGTGGCAGCCATGCCGCCGCATTGCGCGCGAAAGCGTGGCGGCGGAATCGGGCAGCCGGACCTCTCCGGTCTCTGCGTCCACGGAGCCGCGACCGTTCTCGCGCAGGATTTCCAAGGTCTCGGTGAGGGGCATGGTCTTTTTGCCGGTCTTGCGCCGTGCGCCCTGGACCAGGGCCGCCGCCTGCATGGCCACCTCCTTGGTGACCATGCTGCTGCCACGGTCCGCGCGCTTTTTGCGGCCTGAGTCGAACCCGACATCCTTCAAGCGGCGGTAGACCTCCTGACGGGAGCAGCACAGGGTCCGCGCCGCCTTGTCCACCAGGGCCGTCCGCCCGCCGTGCGGGGCCGCGCCAAGCCGCGTGGCCAGCTCGCGCAGGAGGTCCAGTTCGCCCAGGTCCGCTTTCACGCTAGGCCTCCGTAACGAGTTTGTAGGCCGTTTGGAACTTGGCAGCGCTGATCACTCGGAAGGCGCGGTCCCCGTCGCAGATGATATAGTCGCCGGAGCTGACCTCCAGCCAATTGCCCTTGTCGAGATGGAGGAGAATCCTCGTCGCGCCGATGAGCACGTCGCCGTCCTCGTAGGCGGCGCGAAACCATGTCGGGAGGTTGCCCCAGGCGGTAGTCGCCTGCGCGAACACGGTTTCGGCGTCCACGGCGCGGACAGTCCTGGGCATTTCCTTGTAGAGCCCCATGACTACCTGCCCTCCTGGTCCACCGGGCTTTGCTTGGCCTGGTCGCGCATCCATTCGGGCAGCATGATTTCCGCCATGTCCGCCTGAATGCCGTTCTCTTGCAGCGCGTACTGCACCTGCTGGCAGAACCACGAGGCGGTATGGTCCGCGTGCTCCTTGGTGTAGGCGCTGACCTCGGCCTCCTTGATCTCGGCCAGCTGCACGAGGAAGGCATTGACGGCGGCCTGTGCCTCCATCACGGCGGTGGTCAGCTTCTTGGCGGCGGCTTGCTCCTGCTCCAGGCGCAGCACTTCGCGCTTGTTCGCGGGCAGGCTCTTGAGCTTCTCCAGCTCCATGCTGATCTTGTCGAGGCGCTCGCTCTTGTCGGCCAAGAGCTTGTCGCGGGCGTCCAGGTCGGCCTTCATGTCCTCGGTCTGCTTCTTGGTGGCGGCGCGTTCGCTCTGGTGCCGGGCGGCCAGGTCTTGCAGGATGTCCAGCACCTGCTCCTTGCTTTCTGCGGCCAGGGCGGTCTTGACGATCTCCTGCTCGGCCTCGGGCAGGGCCTTGAGGGCGGCGTAGTCGCGGGCCTTGAAGCCGATACGCTCGGCGGACTCGTAGAGGTCCGGGCCGAGGAGGTGCAGATTCTTTGAGAGTTCGTAGCAGCGCGTATAGGACTTGCCGAACGCGAGCTGACAGAACTCCTCAAAGTTCTGACAGCGTCGAAGGTTTCCCTCCGCGTCCTTAATTGGGTAGTCCTTGTATCTCTTTGAGTTGCGAAGGTCGACGAAGGTCTGCGCGACGATAATATCTCCGACGTGTCGAAAGAATTCGGCGGCCTTGATGCGCCCCAGAGCCTCGGACACAGGGGCCATGTCCATCACGGCCTGGTCGGCTACCGCCATGGTGTTCTGCGTCTGCAGCAGCTCCGCGCTGCGCTCTGGGGTGATGTCGGGGATGGCCTCAATCCGGCCAACGTTCGGGCCGTTCTTCAGGCCTTCGCGCCACGCGGACGGGTCGCCGACCATGGAAGCCTTGTTAGGATCAAAGGCCGGCGGGGTGGCCAGATTCATCTTGCCGGGCTTGCCCTTGGGTTCCCAGGAGAACCGCTGGTTGTTCGGCACATTGTCGGGGCCGAGCCAACTGACGAGGACGTGATGCAAATGATACTCGTCCTGTTCGGGGTCTATGCTCCGCACGGCGGCGATGGCGATGCCTGTCAGGGCCTCGTCCGAGAGGTCTTTCTTGGCGTTTTCGGCCAACTCTGCCGCGACCTGGAGCGCCTCGTGGGCGCGGTCCGCCAGGACGGGCTTGATGGCCGGATTCCTGCCAAGGTCATGGATCACGTCCATGACGGCCTCACTTTCAAGAATGGCGTGGAGGCGTTCGATGCTAATTTCCTGCATGGTCGTCCTCCTCGTGCAGCGGCGTAGCCAACTCACGCAGGCGCTCAAGAATCTCGATCATGCGAGGGTCTGTGGTCAGCAGAGCCAGCGCCCCGCCATCGCCCCTCGTGAACGAGAGAGTCCCGGAGCCCCGCTCGTTTAGCTCGCCAAGCAACTCCCCGAAGGTTTTGGATAGAAAGCTCTTTCCGTTGTCGGTCTTGATGGTCTCTGGCGCTGTCATGGTTTCTCCTTGTCGCTTGTCGTGTTAGCGCGTTGCCCCTGCGGCGACGCGTTGGTTGATCTCGGACATGCGGTCTTGCAAGCTGGCCATATGGGCGGTGTGCGCGGCGGATATCTGCAGCATGGCCACGCTGTGGGCCCAGCGGCCGTTGTCCAGCTTTGTGGCCAGGCCCTCGGCCTCAAGCTCTGCCAGGGCGCGGCTCACGTTCACGGGGCTTTCGCCAAGGGACTCGGAGATCTCCTTGTTCGAGATCCCGGTGATGGTGTGCCCCTTGAGGATCTTGAGCACGCGCAGCGCGCGGCGGGCGGATGAGATGGTGTTGTCTTTCAAGTCGTCCTCCTAGGCCTTGATGCGTTCCAGCAGATCGCGCTTCTTCCGGTGGCGCGTGCGGTCCTCGGCGGTCATGCGGCCCAGCTCGTAGTAGGCGTGCTGCTCCGGGGCCAGCACGCTCCACCCGGAGCACTCCAGCGCGGCGCGCGCCAGCCCGGCGTCACCGGTTACGATGGTGAGGGCCGCGAGCTGCTCCAGCGGGATGGACCGGTCCTCCTTGGCGGTGGACGTCCAGTTGTTGATCTGATGGATGGAGACGTTCTCTCCGGTGAGGCGGGTCAGCTCGTCGGCCACGGTCTCGCGGGAGAGTCCGCAGGAGCGCAGCGCCTGGCGCAGGGCCTCCTTGACGGTCTCGGACGTACGCAGTGAGCCAGCTTTCAGCTTTTGCGAGGGCAGGCTTGACAAGGGAAGGGTGAGTTGCACCATCCCAGGGGCAAGATTGGGCGTGCGCTTAGACATTGCACACCCCCGCGCCGCCGTGTAGAAGATTGCCAAGCCGCATGGAGTTCGCCCTACATGTTGATGGCGGTGGCGATGTCATGGTCCTCGATGATTTCGCCCGCCTTGAGACCCAGCTTCACGGCGATCTTGTGGCTCTGACCGCGCACACCTTTCTTGCGGCCAGAGAGAACTTCGAAGACCAGGTTGGTCTCGAAGCCATTGGCCCTGGCCCAAGAAGCAACGGAGATGCCCTTGCGCTCAAATTCCTTTTTCACGTCCTGGGAGGTTCTCGGAATCATACGGTAATTCCCTTTGTGGCTAGTAAGTGTGTGGGCGTGTGCCGAATGTGTGTTGGTCAGACGATGTACCCAAATGGTTACTTTGTCAAGCTCTCGAATGGGTATGATTCAAAAAAAGATTCTCTCTCTCGACACCATTGGCGGTCGCATTGCGTTTATCCGTGGGGAGATGCGGCAGGAGGATTTTGCCGTCCTCCTGGGGGTAAGCCGAATGACTTTGATCCGCTACGAGAAGGGGGAGCGGCAGCCGGACGCTGATTTTTTAAAAACGATTGTTGCTGAATTCGGGGTTGACGGCAGTTGGCTGCTCCTTGGGGATGGGGACTTGCCGTCGATCAAGCTCACCCCCCGCGAGGCGGCGCTGCTTGACAACTACCGGCACTGCCCGGACGACGCGCAACGGAACTTGGAAACGATGGGTGCTTTGTTGGCGCAATCCAGCGCCGGGAAGAAAAAAGTTGGCTGAGTAGCTGGAGGAGGGAGGGCGTGAAGGGTGTGCAAGCTGTTTCTGCCCTGGTTCTTCTACTAGTATTTTGTGGGGTATCTGGTTGTGGCGTTGATGAAAAAGAGCAAAAAAATCTGACGATGACCCTGCCGTCAGACACGCCACCGCACACTGTCGAGCTACTGCGCCGGGTGCTACCGAAGATAGAGGCGCACTGCCCAGGGCTGGTGAAGTATTGGTCAGCGCTGGAATTCCAGCAGGTGGAGCCGGACCGACCGTATCACGTTGGAGCCGGGACGCACCTGCCAGATTGGCCTCAGGTGACGTGGCTGGTATTCCAGGTAAAAGACGAGAACCAGTTGGTGCCTGGGAAGTATAGGGCGCACGGGCATGTCTGTCGGATTGGCATCGACGCGGACGGCACAGCCCTGATCGTGCCCAAAGAACCTTGCCAGTCTTTGTTCTTTGATCGGCCAGCAGCCCTAGCCGACCAGGATTTCATCGTCGATATCCGAGACTAGCCGCCTCATCCCACCACCATCTTCCCCGCGCTGGCCGCTTAGGTCATCCCGTGGTGGATATGTTAGCCGCACCGGAGTGATGCCGTGCCCTTCTCCACTCGTCTATTTACTCTGTTCCTCGTGGTTTGGTTGCCCTCACAGGCGTTAGCCGCCGAGGTTGTATTTCACGACACTTCGGCGGAAGTCTATTTTAGCCCGCGTGGCGGGGCGCAGCAAGCCTTGCTCCGGCATATCGAGCAGGCACGCAAATCCATCTTCGTGCAGGCGTATGGGTTCACTTCCCCGGAGATAGCCTCTGCCCTTTTGGCCGCTGCCGATCGTGGTGTCCATGTTGAGGCCATCTTGGACAGAAGCCAGCGCAAGGCACGTGGCACAAAGGCCGGAGCCCTCGCCGAGGCGGGAATCCCGGTTTATATTGATAGCCGACACGCCATTGCCCACAACAAAGTTATGGTGCTGGACCGCAGGATCGTAATTACGGGAAGCTACAACTTCACCAAGTCTGCGGAGACTCGAAACGCCGAAAATCTTTTAATTGTCGAGTCCCCTGAGTTGGCCCGGAAGTATCTTTCGTCATGGCGCAAACACAAGAAGCACTCCAAACCATGGTTGCAGCCATCTAACTAATGTCTCCTCTCTCCGGGCCGCCCTTTGGGCGGCCCTTGCCGTTTCTAGCCTCCGGCCCCTCCCGCCGATAGTAACGCCGGTTACAAGACCCGGCCTCGCCACCCGCCTAGTGTGGCCTTCGCACGCGCGTGAACCGCGCGATTGACGCTTCTCCTTGTCGCGCTCCGCCGCCGGTCTGGATGGTCCCGGCCGGTGGCGGGGCAAAGGGGAGAGGCGAACGCGGAGGCAAAATGAACACGCTCAAGTCCCTGTCCGCTTGGCTGCGCCGCAAGTCCCCGCGCATGACCCTGCCCAACCTGTTGGCCACCGCGCTTTTGCTGATTGTGGCGGCCATGGCGCCGCACCAAGCCCCGGTCCTCATGTACAAGCTCGGCGGCGTGGCCGCTGGCGGCTGCCTGGGCTACCTCCTCGACGTTGCAGCCTTCCCCTACGCCAAGCCCAGCGGATACCTCCGCGTCGACTGGCGCAACGTGGACAATTTCGAGGATGACAAGCCGGACTACGGTTTCGCCCTCGGCTGTGAGTTGCCATTCCTGATTGCGTGCGCGCGTCGCGCGGCCATCATCTGCGCCTGCATGTTGGCCGTGGCCCTGGCGCTGTAGGTGGGGGGAGAAATGGACGAGTACGATACCGACCCCTACCTCAAGCTGCTGCAGTTGGTCCTTATCTCGTTATGGGGGGGCTGCGTGGTCCTCCTTGTGGTGTTTTCCCTGCAGGCCCGCGCCCATGCCGCCGAGCGCATCCCCGCAGCCGCCCTCAAGTACCGCGGCCAGATCATCCGCGCCGCGCGCGCGGAGGCGGGCCTTGCCGCCCCGGTGGCCGTGTTCGCGGCTCAAATCGAACAGGAGTCCGGGTGGAACCGGCAAGCCGTCTCGCCTGTGGGCGCGCGTGGCCTGGGACAGTTTATGCCATCCACGGCGGCGGACATGGGCCGCAACCGCCCGGACCTCGGCCCGGCGGAACCCTTCAACCCCGGCTGGGCCATCCGCGCCCTGGTGGCCTACGACCTGGCGCAGCTCAAGCGCATCCGCGCCGCCACCCCGTGTGATGCCTGGGCCATGGCCCTGGCCGCTTACAACGGCGGCCTCGGCTGGGTGCAGCGTGACCAGGCGCTGGCCAAGCGTAAGGGCCTGGACTCCGGCCGCTGGGAGCACGTCGCCAGCGTCAACGCCGGGCGGTCCATCGCCGCGAAGCGCGAAAATACGGACTATCCCAGACAAATCCTGCTCCGGCGTCAATCCAGGTACCTAGTGTGGGGGCCGGGCATACTCTGCGAGGTCGCACAATGATCCCCCTCGACCTCACCAAACCCGCCGTCAAGCTGGCCCTGGGCCTTGGCGGCGCGCTCGCCGTGCTGCTGCTCTGCCTGGCCTGCGCCTGGGGCGGCTACCGCTACGGCCACGCCACGGCAAAGGCCGGGGGCGACAAGGCTTTGGCCGAGCTGCGCCAGACGCAAGCGGATGCCAACCGCCTGGCCAGCGACACGGCCCGGCGCATCGTGGATGCCGAGATCATCCGCCGCGATCAGTTGGCCGAAGACCTGGCCACGGCCCGCGCAACCATTGCGGCCCAGGGCCGCGCAATCACAAACCAAAGGATAGCCCATGCGTCGCAATCTGTTGCTGTTGCTGATGGCCGCTGCACTTTTGGCCATGAGTGGGTGGGGCTGTACAACGAAGCCTGGGGCTTCGGCCACGGTGATCCAGCCGGTGCCGCCTCCGCCCCCGGCCCTGACGGAGAAGCCGGAAGCCTACCGGCCGCTCAAGCCGGGGAGTTTCAACAAGGCGGAGTGACGCCGGAGGATGTGCTAGCCGTCAACCGCGACAACGCCCGCATCTGCCGCGACACCACGGCCAAGTACCTGGCCCTGCGCGAGTGGGCGCTGGGGCTGCCAAGAACCACTGATGACCAGGAGGCCCGCCCGTGAACATCGCCGACATCGGCAACGCCCTCGGGCCTTGGCTGCAAGTGTTCTCCATGCTTGGGGCCGTGGTGCAGTGCGTGGGCACCATCGTCCTGTGGATGCTCGTGCGCAAGTTCATGACCCGCGAGGAATGCGAGGACTGCCGCAAGGTCTGCCGCAAACAGGTCGACGAGCGGCTCGGCAAACAGGAGGCCAGCAGCGGTGAGCTGCACCAGGCCGTGTCCCAGGCCGCGCCCAAAGACAAGTTGGCCGAGGTGGACAAGGCCGACGAGACCTTGCGCGGGGAGATCAAGGCTCTGACCGCGATGATCCAGGGGCTCAAGGATCAGCAGCACGCCATGTCGAGGCAGGTGTCCCTGCTCATGGAACACCATTTGAGGAGGTAGCGTGAACAGCTTTGAACGCCTGTTGAACGAGGACCGCCGCCTGGTCATTCTGCGCGTGCTGACCGAAGACCCCGGCTACCGCGCCAACGCCTACGTGCTGCGCCCGGCCTTGGAGGCCATGGGCCACACTGTGGCCATGGACAAGCTGGAGGGCGACCTGGCCTGGCTGGCCGAGCTTGGTCTGCTGACCATTGGCCGGAGCTCCGGCATCACCGTGGCCACGCTCACCGCGCGCGGCCTGGACGTGGCCGCCGGTCGCGCCACTGTGCCCGGCGTCAAACGCCCAGAGCCGGAGGCGTAGGCCATGCCGCGCAAGTCCACAGTCAAGCGCCTGCCGCCGGAGCTGCGCGAGCAGATCGGCGCGCTCCTTGAGCAGGGCCGCACCCTCACGGAGATCACCGAGCATCTGCGCCAGCTGGGCGCGGAGGTCTCCCGCTCGGCCCTGGGCCGCTACAAGCAGCACCTGGACAAGGTGGGCGAGAAGCTGCGCCGTTCGCGCGAAGTGGCCGAGGCGCTCATCACCAAGCTGGGAGCGGCCCCGGAGTCCAAGACCACGCGGCTCAACGTGGAGCTGATGCACGGCGCGATCCTCGACTTGCTGCTCAAGATCAACGAGGACGGCGAAGGGGGAGAGGATGCCAAGTCCGTCGCCCTGGACCCTCAGGGCGCCATGCTGCTGGGCAAGGCGCTCGACCATCTTTCGCGCGCCAGCAAGGCCGACGCCGAGCTGATCGGCAAGATCCGCGAGCAGGCCCGCAAGGACGCCGAGGCCAAGCTGGACAAGGCCGTTGATGCGGCCACGGGCGAGGCCAAGCGCGACGCCGCCCTCACGCCGGAGCAGGTGCTGGAGCGCGTCCGGGCCATCTATCGGGGCGAAGCATGAGCGGTATCCTGTACCCGTTCCAGCGCCGCTGGATCGACGATCCCGCGCGCTTCAAGGTGGGCATGTTCGCCCGCCAGACGGGCAAGACGTTCACCAACACCCTGGAGATCGCCGAGGACATCCTGGCCCACGACGTGGCCGGCACGCGCACGCGCTGGGTCATCCTTTCGCGCGGGGAACGCCAGGCCAAGGAGGCCATGGACGAAGGGCTCAAGCTGCATTTGCGGGCCATGGGCGCGGCCTTCGAGGCCGTGGAGGGCGACTCCGGCTATCGCTACGAGGACGGCTCCAGCATCAAGGCCCTTGAGGTCATCATGCGCCACGGCTCCCGCGTCACCGCCCTGCCGGCCAATCCGGACACGGCGCGCGGCTTTTCGGCCAACGTGCTGCTCGACGAATTCGCCTTCCACAAGGATTCCCGCGCCATCTGGAAGGCGCTCTTCCCGGTCATCTCCAAGCCCGGTCTCAAGCTGCGCGTGGTCAGCACGCCAAACGGCAAGGGCAACAAATTCTACGACCTGGTCACGGGCAAGAACGACCGCTGGAGCCGCCACATCGTGGACATCCACCAGGCCGTTGCCGAAGGCCTGGAGCGCAACATAGCCGAGCTGCGCGAGGGCTGCGGCGACGAAGACGCCTGGCTGCAGGAGTTCGAGCTGCAATGGCTCGACGAGTCCTCGGCTTGGCTGTCCTACGAGCTGATCAACACCTGCGAGCATGACCGCGCCGGACAGCCGGAGGGCTACGCGGGCGGGCCGTGCTTTGTGGGGGTGGACATCGGCGCGCGGCGCGACCTGTTCGTCATCTGGGTTCTGGAGGCCGTGGGCGACGTGCTCTGGACGCGGGAGATCATCGCCCGGCGGCGCATCCCCTTTGCCGAGCAGGACCGCCTGCTCGACGCCGTGTTCGAGCGTTACCGCGTCGTTCGTTGCGGCATGGACCAGACAGGCATGGGCGAAAAGCCCGTGGAGGACGCCAAGGCACGGCACGGCAGCTTGCGCGTGGAGGGCGTGCTGTTCACCGGCCCGAACAAGCTCACCCTGGCCACGGCAGGCAAGGAAACCTTCGAGGACAAACGCATCCGCATTCCCCTGGGCGACAAAGAGGTACGGGCGGACCTGCACAAGCTCCAGCGGGTGGTCGGCCCCACGGGCAGCCCGCGCTTTGTGGCGGAGAGCGATGCCGAGGGACACGCCGACCGGGCTTGGGCCTGTTTCCTGGCCGTGAACGCGGCCTCACAGGAGCAGGAGCGTTTCGGCTCCATCCGCGTGCCCCGCAACCCCACTTCGAGCCATGAGCGGGACGACGAGTCCCATGACCGCAACGTCCGCATCACTGCCGGTTTCCGGCGCGGCAGCCTGTAGGAGCACCCATGAAAACAGTCACCCTTGTCGATCACCTGGGCCGCCCAATCGAACGGCAGACTTTGCTGAGCGAGGTGGCCGCACCGCAGCTCACCGGCGTGCGCCGCGCCTGGGATCCGGAGGCCATCGCCCAGGGGCTGACGCCGCATCGCCTAGCCAGGATTCTGCGCGCCGCGGCCGAAGGCGATCTGCGCGCATACCTCACCCTGGCCGAGGAGATGGAGGAGCGCGACCCGCATTACCAATCCGTGCTCGGCACCCGTAAGCGCGCCTGCTCCGGTTTGGAGCCCACAGTGGCCGCAGCCACGGATGACAAGCGCGACGTGGAGCTGGCCGACGCCGTGCGTGAGCATATCGCCGAGTCCACGGAGTTTCCGGACCTGTGCACCGACCTGCTTGACGGGCTGGGCAAGGGCTATGCCGCGTGCGAGATCATCTGGAACCGGCAGGCCACGCGTTGGCTTCCTGCCGCCTATGAATGGCGCGACCCCAAGTTCTTCCGCTTCGACCAGGTCACCGGCCGCGAGCTGCGCCTGGAGGATATGGGCGCAGTGGATGGCCTGCCCTTGCCTCCGTTCAAGTTCCTCGTCCACATGCCCAAGCTCAAGAGCGGCCTGCCCGCGCGCGGCGGCCTGGCCCGTCTGGTGGCGGCGGCGCACATGTGCAAAAGCTACACCCTCACGGACTGGCTGGCCTTTGCCGAGGTATTCGGCATGCCGCTGCGGCTGGGGCGCTATGGCCCGAACGCCTCTGCGGATGACATCCGGACGCTGGTCTCCGCCGTGGCCAACCTGGGCACGGACGCCGCCGCCGTGATTCCGGACACCATGCGGATTGAGATGGTTGATGGAGGCAAGGGCGGTTCCTCCGGCGGGCAGATCCTGTTCCAGAACTTGGCGGAATGGCTGGACCGGCAGGTGAGCAAGGCCGTGCTGGGCCAGACCATGACCAGCGACGATGGCAGCTCCCTTGGTCAAGCAAAGGTCCACAACGAGGTGCGCAAGGACATCTTGACGGCCGATGCGCGTCAGCTCGCCGCCACCATCAACCGCGACCTGGTGCGCCCCTTCGTCGACCTGAACTACGGTCCGCCGCCTTCCGGCAAATACCCGCGGCTGGTGCTGCCCGTGCGCGAGGCCGAGGACGTGAAGGCACTCACCGAAGCCCTGGCCAAGCTGGTGCCGCTGGGGTTGCGCGTGGAGGCCTCCGTGGTGCGCGACCGCCTGGGCTTCCCCGATCCTGCGGATGGTGCCGAGGTGCTGGGCGCGGCGCAAACACCGGCACAGGATAACGACGAGGGCCGCGCCGCGAACCGCGAGGGGTACACAACTGGCGGCGACATGGGGGCGGAGCTTGAGGAGTTCGCCGGGGAGGCCCTGGCCGACTGGGAGCCACAGGCCAGCGTCGTGGTGGATCCCGTCCAGGAGTTGGCCGACCGCTGCGAGAGCTATGAGGATTTCTTGGCCGGGCTGCCCGGCCTGCTGGAAAAGATGGATCCGTCCGCCCTGGTGCGAGCCCTGGCGCTGGCCACGTTCAAGGCGCGCGCCGTGGGTGACGCGGGGAGCGGCTCCTGATGCCACGGCGAGAGTTCACGCCGAAGCCCGGCTTTACCTTTCCCGGTCCGCCTCCCAAGGAGGCGCTGGAGTTCTTCCGCGCCAAGGGACTGAAACCTTCTTTCAGCTACCAGGATGTGTGGGCCGAGGAAAATGTGGCCAACTTCACCGTGGCCAAGGCCATGCAGCTCGACGTGCTCTCCAGCATCAGCGATGCGGCCGAGCGGGCGCTCTCGGAGGGACGCACCTTCCGCGATTTCGCCAAGGACTTGAAGCCGGAACTCCAGCGCCAGGGTTGGTGGGGCAAGCGAGAGGTCGTGGATCCGCTGACGGGCAAGACACGCATGGCGCAGCTGGGAAGCCCGCGCAGGCTCAAGACTATCTACGACACCAACATGCGCACGGCCCGCGCGGCCGGGCAGTGGGAGCGCATCCAGCGCACCAAGCGGGCGCTGCCCTTCCTCTTGTACGAACTTGGCCCCTCGCGTGAGCACCGGCCGGAGCACGCGGCCTGGGCCGGGCTCATGCTGCCCGTGGATGATCCGTTCTGGCGTAGCCACTACCCGCCCAACGGGTACGGCTGCAAATGCAGGGTCCGCCAAGTTTCGCGCGCAGAGGCCACGCGGCTTGAGAAAAGCGGTGTGAGCGCGCAGGTGCAAGAGACCGATTCCGAGTCCGGCCTGCCCACCGGCCGCTTCACCAGCCGCACACTGCCGGTCCGCACAGCCGCGCCGGAGGTTCGCACGCGGCAGTGGACAAACCGCCGCACGGGCGAAGTGAGCCAGGTGCCGGTCGGGATCGACCCCGGCTTCGACTACAACTTCGGCGAGGCCTATCGCGTGCGCCAGGCTGCCCGCCAGTGGGCGGAGAAGGTCGCCGCGGCGCCGACCGAGCTGGGCGCGGCGGCGGCTGCGGACATGCCCGCAGAGGTGCTGGCCAACCTCAACGCCGAGTATCGGGAATGGGCGCGGCGCATCGCGCGCGGCGACGCCGTTGGGGCCGGTGGGCGGCGCGTGGTGGGGGCCATGCGGCCCAGAGTCGTGGAGAAGCTGGCTGAGCTCGGCGAGCTGCCGACCGGGGCCGCGCTCACCATCGAACAGCGCGAGGTGACGCACCTGCTGGCCGAGGCCCGCAAGGGGGAAAAGGCGTTGCCCGAAGAGGTGGTGCTGAACCTGCCTGCGTACTTGGCCAAGGCCAAGGCGGTCATCTGGGATGGTGCCGGACGCCGCAAAGCCCTGCTCTACGTGCTTGACCTGGAGCAGGAGAAGCTCGGCCGCGTGGTGGTTCGCCTGGATCATTCGGCCAAGGGCGTCCCCACCAACGCCGTCCGGAGCGGATCGCGGGTGCAGGAAGCCAACCTGAAGCAGAAGGGGATGGTGGTGCTGGATGGTCAGCTGTAGCCCTCGGCGGGACGCCATCCGGATCTTGTGTCCGGCACCCCCGCATGGAAGCTCGAAAGCAACCACTGGCCCGACGGTTTTCCAGTCTTCGAGGGCTACGCTTGAATCCCATATAGGCATTCGCCGCCAGGGCGTCAATGCGGCGTCGGGCCGCCCGTAGGCCACAACTCCCCGGCAACGCCGCCGCAAGGCCGCAGAGAGCGTTTTTGAACGTTTTTGAACGCCCTCTGACATCACCCGCAGGCCGCGCCTCGTCCAGGTTACCCTCCCGCCAAAAGTCGTAACGCCGGTTACAAGACCTGGCCCGGCCCGAAGCATAGCTTCGCGGCATGAAGCACACAGCATTCAACACTGAACTCCCCGCGAGCGCCCCCGAGTGGATCCAGCTCCTGCCCGCCGGTCCGGATGTCGTCGGTGTGGACGGCCGCCGCTGGCTCTTCGACCAAGTCGGCATGGTTTCCGTGCTCAACGCCTTCGCCCGCCGGGCGCAGCCCCTCGTCATTGACTGGGAGCACGCCACCGAGTTGCGCGGCGCGGCCGGGCTGGAGGCCCCCGCATCCGGCTGGATTCGTGAACTGCAAGACCGTGGCGGCGAGCTGTGGGCGCGGGTGGAGTGGAACGCCCGCGCCGCCGAGCAGATCCGCAATCGCGAGTACCGCTACATCTCCCCAGTGTTCACCTTTCAGAAGAGTTCCGGCCGCGTCGCGGAGGTGGTCTCCGCCGGCCTCACCAACGTTCCCAACCTGCGGCTCACGGCCTTAAACCGCGAGTCCCAAGACTCCAACCAGGAGGACGACATGCCTTTGAAGCTCATTGCAAAGGCCCTGGGGCTGGACGACGGCGCGACCGCTGACCAGATCCTCACGGCCACGAATTCCCTCAAGGCCAAGGCCGAGCAGACCTCGGCCGTGCCGGTCGCCCTGTGCCGCGCCCTGGGCCTGGCCGAGACGGCAACGCCCGAAAGCGCGGTCCAGATCGTGAGCGGCCTCAAGACCCAATCCCTGGACCTCACCCGCTTCGTGCCCAGGGCCGACTACGAGCTGGCCACCAACCGCGCCAACGACGCCGAAGCCAGGCTGAAGGCCCAGGCCGACGCCCAGGCCGAGGCCGAGATCAACGGGCTGGTGGACCAGGCCGTGAAGGACGGCAAGGTGGCCCCGGCGTCCAAGGATTTCTATCTGGCGGCCTGCCGCCAGCAGGGCGGCGTGGAGGAGTTCAAGAAGTTCCTCGGCACCGCCCCGGTCATCGCCCCGGACAAGACCGTCCAGCGCGAGGTCGGCGCGGACGGCGCGGCCAAGCTCACGGATGTTGAGCAGGCCATGTGCAAGGTCCTGGATCTCGATCCCAAGGACTACGCAAAAACCCTCGGCAAGGAGGAGAAGTAGATGGCTGCCCTCACCGCTGACCGCAATACCCCGATCCGCGCCGGGGAGGAGATCGTCTACCCCGTCTCCGCCGGCAAGAAGTGCTACGCCGGTGGCCTCGCCGTCATGAACGCCGGCACCTGCGAGCCCGGCAGCACGGCGGTCGGCCTTGTGAGCGTGGGCCGCTTCGAGGAGCAGGTGGACAACAGCCTGGGCCAGGACGGCGACGCGAAGGTCAAGGTTCGTCGCGGCTGCTTCCGCTTTGGCAACTCCTCGGGCGCTGACGAGGTCACGCTCTCCGAAGTGGGGGCCAAGGCCTACATCGTGGACGACGCCACCGTGGCCAAGACCAGCGCCACAAACACCAGGTCCGAGGCCGGGGTCATCGTGGACGTTGACGACCTCGGCGTCTGGATCAACATCTAGGAGGCCTCATGATCATCAACGGAGCAAGCCTTTCGGCCCTGTTCACGGGCCTCAAAACCACCTTCAACAACGCCTTCGCCGCCGCGCCCTCCCTGTGGCCTAAAATCGCCATGCTGGTCACCTCCACCACAAGGGAGAACGACTATGCCTGGCTGGCCAACTTCCCGCGCATGCGCAAGTGGGTGGGCGACAAGGTCGTCAAGTCTTTGGCCGCCTTCAAGTACACCATCGTCAACGACGACTTCGAAGCCACCATCGCGGTGCGGCGCAACGACATCGAGGACGACAACCTGGGCATCTACGGTCCCCAGGCGAAAGGGGCGGCGTTCTCCGCCAAGCAGCTCCCGGACGAGATCATCTTCGAGCTGGTCAACCAGGGCTTCGCCTCGCCCTGCTACGATGGCCAATACTTCTTCGACACCGACCATCCCGTGAACGGCGCGAGCGTGAGCAACCGCGGCACCGTGGCCTTGTCCTGTGCCACCCTGGCTGCGGCCCAGGCAAGCTACGGCGCTGCGCGCACGGCCATGCGGAAGTTCAAGGACGATGACGGCCGTCCCCTGAACATCACCCCGACCGTGCTCCTGGTGCCCCCGGCTTTGGATGACACCGCCACCGCCCTCATGACCGTGGATCGCCTGGAGGACGGCAAGCCCAACCCCTACAAGGGCACGGCCGAGGTTGTCGTCGCAAACTGGCTGACCTCCGACACCGCCTGGTTCCTGCTGGACACCACCAAGCCGGTGATGCCCTTCATCTACCAGCAGCGCAAGGCCCCGGTATTCGTCCAGCAGACCGCCCCCGACTCGGACAACGTGTTCAACCGCGCCGAGTACAAGTTCGGGGCCGAGGCCCGCGGCGCTGGCGGCTACGGCCTCTGGCAGCTCGCCTGGGGCTCCACCGGCGCCGGCGCGTAACCAGGGAGGCGACACACCATGCCCGTGATCATCACCGCCAAGAAAGACGGCTTCCGCCGCTGCGGCGTGGCCCACCCGGCCCGCCCTGTGGAGCACGCGGACGGGACTTTCAGCAGCGAACAGCTGGAGATCCTCAAGGCCGAGCCCATGCTCGTCGTCCAGGAACTCGTCGGCGCGAGCGCCGACCCCCTGGCCGCCATGACCAAGGACAAGCTGGCCGCGCTGCTCACCGAGCGCGGGGTGTCCTTCGACCCCAAGGCCAAGAAGGACGAACTGCTGGCCCTGGCCAGCGCCCTGCCGCAGGAAAGCGGCGCCCAGGAGGAGTAGCGTGTACGCGACCGCCCAGGAACTGGAGACGCGCCTTGGTGGCGTTGACGCCTTGGTCACCCTTGCGGACCGCGACGGCGACGGCGTGGCCGATGCCGAGCTGGTGGAGCGGGCCCTGGCCGATGCCGAAGCCGAAATCGACTCCTACCTGGCCGGCCGCTACGCCCTGCCCCTGCCCACCGTGCCGGCCGTGCTCGTGCGCCTGGCGTGCGACATGGCCGTGTACCGCATCACCTGCGACTACGGCCGGGGTCTCACCGAGGAGATCCGGCAGCGTTACGAGGACGCGGTGGCCTGGCTTCGGCGCGCGGCCTCCGGGGATGTTGCCCTGGGGCTGCCGCCTCAACAGGAGCCCGCGCAAACGACAACGGTGCCGGGGCTTGTTTCCGGCAAGCCCCGCGCCTTTGTTCGCACCCGGAGGACCTGGTGAGCGGCCTGGCGCTGCGCACGGACTTCTCCGACCTGGACCGCCTGCAGACCAGGCTCGACCGGCTGGCCAAGGCGGACAGGTCACAGCTGTTGGAAGACCTCGGCGCGGTGCTGGAGTCCTCGACCCGCGCCCGCATCCAGTCCGAAAAAAGCGGCCCGGACGGCGAGCCCTGGCCGGACTGGAGCCCGGCCTACGCCATGACGCGGCATGGCGGGCACAGCCTGCTTTCCGCCGATGGCGGCCTGCTGGATTCCATCCGGCCAGACGTGCGTGGAGACGAGGTCGAGGTGGGCACCAACCTCGTGTACGGCGCGGTGCACCAGTTTGGCGGGGCCGAGGTGGACATGCCCATTCCGGCCAGGCCGTACCTGGGCGTCTCCGCCCAGGACGAGTCAGACATGCTTGCCGTGGCCGACGAATGGCTGGACGAACTGCTGGGGGAACTCAAATGAGCATCGTCGCCTTGCGCCAGGCCGTCGTGGATGACCTCAAGGCCAAGCTGCCCCGCCTGGGCGGTCGGGCCGTGGTCGTGGCCCCTCACGCGGGCCGCTTTGACGCGGCCGAGCTTTCGCGGGTGGCCACCCAGGCCCCGGCCGTGCTCGTGGCCGTGCTCGGCCTGGCCGATCTGACCGAATCCTGCGCCGAGGTTGATGGGACCTGCCAGATCGTGGCCATAGTGCTGTGCAAGGATGCGCCGCGTCTGCCGCGCGACCTTGCCTCCCTGGCTCTTGCGCAGGCCCTGGCGGGCATCGTGCCGGGCAATTGTTGGGGCGGGGCGGCGGCCAGGGCCCCGGAAGCGGTCCGCTGCGACAATCTTTTTTCCGCCAGTCTGGATAAGGCCGGGGTCGCCATGTGGGGCGTCTCGTGGAGGCAGCACGCCACGGTGGCTCGCGCATTCGGGACATCCGCACCGGAGGACATCCCGGACTGGTTCCTGTTGTGTCACGTGGAAACGGCACAGGCGCAGGACGCGCCGCTGACCGAGGACAACATCAACCTTCCCAAAGGCGAGGAGTAACCATGCCCGTCAAATATCTTGTTCCGAAACCGGGTCTCGTCGTGCGCGATCCTGTCACCAAGACCCCTCTGCCCGCAGAAGGCCGCGAGGTTGCGATGACCACGTACTGGCTCCGCCGCCTGCGCGAGGGCGACGTCCTCGAAGGCGCGCCTGTCAAGAGCGCCAAGAGCAAGGAGTAGACTATGAACATCAGCTTCAACAGCCTGTCCGAAAACGTGCGCATCCCCCTGGCGTACGTCGAATTCGACAACTCCAAGGCCGTCACCGGAACTCCGGAGGCATCGTACAAGGTGCTGTTCATCGGGCAGAAGCTGGCCGAAGGGACCGGTGCGGCCCTTGTGCCCACACGCATCACCTCCGCTGCCCAGTCCGAGGCGCTCCATGGCCGGGGCTCCATGCTCGCGGCCATGTTCCGCGCGGCCAAGGCCGCCGACCGCTGGCTGGAGACCTGGGCCATCGCCCTGGATGATTCGGTCTCCGGCGTGGCCGCAACCGGCAGCTTGCTGCTGACCGGACCGGCGATCGCCAGCGGCGTTGTGAACCTCTATGTGGGCGGCGCCCTCGTGCGCATCGCCGTCACGGCCGGAGACTCCGCGCAGAGCATTGCCGCAGCCCTGGCCGCAGCCATCAACGCCGATGGCGAACAGCCGTTGGTAGCCGCAATTAACGGCACGACGCCCGCCCAGGTGGACCTGACCTGCCGCTGGAAAGGCGCCACCGGCAACGACATCGACCTGCGGCTTAACTACCATACCGGCGAGGCCCTGCCCGCCGGGGTCGGCGTGGCCATCACCGCCATGCACGGCGGCGCGGGCGATCCCGACATCGCCGACGCCGTGGCCGTGATGGGCAACGAGTGGTGGCGCGCCATTGTCACTCCCTACACGGATACCGCCAACCTGGACGCCCTGGACGCTGAGCTGCTCGACCGCTGGGGGCCAATGCGGCAAATGGAAGGCATCGCTTATGCCGCCGTGCGCGGCACCCTGGCCCAGACCAGCACCTGGGGCCTGGCCCGCAATTCTCAGCTGCAGACCTGCATGGGCACGGGCAAGTCGCCTACGCCGCCGTGGATCTTCGCCGCCGATTACGGCGTGCAGGCCGCCAAAAGCCTTTCGGCGGACCCTGCACGGCCGCTGCAGACTCTGGTGCTGCCAAGCTGTCTGCCGCCCGCAGTGGAAGACCGCTGGGATGACCCGGAGCGCAACCTGCTGCTTTTCGACGGCGTGGCCACCTACAATGTCAATGCAGCCGGCAAGTGTTGCATCGAGCGCGAGGTGACCACCTATCGGGTCAACGCCTACGGCCTGCCCGACCCCAGTTATCTGGACATCCAGACCCCGGCCACCCTTGGCTACTGGCGCTACGCCGTGCGCGCCCGCATCACCCAGAAGTACCCCAGGCACAAACTCGCCAAGGACGGCACCCGCTTTGGGCCTGGCCAGGCCATCGTCACGCCATCCATCATCCGCGACGAGTTGTTCGTCCTGTTCCGCGAACTGGAGCTTGAAGGCCTGGTGGAGGACTTCGACGCCTTCAAGGAGGCCCTGCTCGTGGAGCGCAACGCCAACAGCCAAACCCGCGTGGATGTGCTGGCCACCCCGGACCTGGTGAACCAGTTCCGCATGTTCGCCATGCTCACCCAGTTCATTCTCTAGGAGGACGCAATGACCCAGATCACCGGCAAGGCAACCATCCGCGTCGACGGCACCGAGCTGCGCACCGCGCCCGGCGCCACCCTGGACACAGGCGGTGAGAAGCGCGAGCCCAAGGTGGGCGCGGGCAAGGTGTGGGGCTTCTCCGAGGACACCCAGGCCCCGGAGGTCACCTGCAAGGTCTACCACACGGCGGACACCTCGCTCAAAAAGCTCGGGGCCATCACCAGCGCCACCTTGAGCTTTGAATGCGACACCGGCGCGAAGTTCGTCCTGCGCGAGGCCTTCGTGACCGAGCCGCCCAAGCTGGACGCCAAGGACGGCACCGTGGAGCTCAAATTCTCCGCCATCAGCTGCGACGAGGCCTAGCCATGAACACCCTCACCCTCACCCTCATGGACGGCCTGGCCATCGGCGAAGACGTGCTCAAGGAAGCCGTGTTGCGGGCGTCCACCTGCGGCGACATCATCGAAGCCCACGAGGAGAGCGAGAAGCTGGTCTACACCAAGGAAGGGCCGCGCCTGGTCTCCAGCCCCACGCTTTCGGGCGCGGGCATGTTGCGTCGGCAGATCGTGCGCATCGGCAACATGCAGGGGCCGTTCTCCTTGCAGGATCTCCACAAGCTGAGCCCGCGCGACATGCGCGCCCTGCAGGACGCGGCCGAGGCGCTGGACGATGCCGCGGCCGGGGAGGCCTTGAGCGCACGGGGGCGAGATTCCGGGGCTGGCGAGTAATGTCCGGGCGCTGGTCCTGATCCTGGCCGTGAAAACCGGCTGGAGCGAGGGCGAGTTGTCCCGGCTGCCGCTGCCCCGCCTGTTCCGGTACCTTGAAGGCCTTGAAAAGATCCAGAAAGGAAAACGTCAATGACCATGCGCGCATCCGTCATCCTCGACCTGACTGGCAATCTGGCCGCCCAGGCCCGGCGCAACGAGGCCGCCCTGGGCGGTCTCGCCCGTTCCGGCACACGGGATATGGGCCTGCTCTCTCGGTCAGTATCGGCGGTCGGGCGTGGTTTGGATTCCCTGGCGGGGAAATACTCGGCTGCATTGGCGGGTGCGGGCGTTGCTTTCAAGTCGTACCGCGCTGTCGCTGATTCCGCGCAGCTCGACAAGAGCCTGATCCGCGTCACGCAGACTGCCGGGGCAACGAGGCAGGCTGCTGCCGCCCTGCGCCGGGAACTGCTCGAAATGGCCAAAGAAACCGGCCAGTCCGTAGACGACCTGCTCGTGGGCTTCAACGCCTTGGTCGCGTCGGGCATGGAATGGGACAAGGCCTTGGCCACCATCGGGCCGATCAACAAAGCCATGGCTGTCACAGGGGCAAACGCGAAAGTCTTGTCCGATGGGCTCACCGTGGCTGGTGAGGCCTTCCAATTCGATTTGAGCAAGGCAGGTCAGGCGGCGCAGCTACTGGACCAAATGACTGTTGCTGGCCGACTTGGAAATGCCGAATTGGAGGACCTCTCCGGCATTATTGCGGGCATTGGCCAGGACGCCAAGGCTGCGGGCATGTCATTTGGACAAGCGCTTGGGTTCGTGGAAAAGCTGTCCTTGATCGAAAAGAGTCCCGACAGGCTTCGCACCCTTGCCTCTTCGACTCTGCGGCTGTTTACCAATTTGGACTACCAAAAGAAGGCGAGTCAGGCCACCGGGGTCAAGTTTTATGACGCCAAGGGAGAACGGCGCGCGGCCATAGATGTCCTCGAGGATATCTCCGCGAAATACAAAAAGGCGACCACCGACGCCCAGCGGGATCGGTTCATTGATGCCGCATTTGGAGACGCCGACCTGGACACAAAGAAGGGCTTGGGCTCGTCGGTGCTCAAAGGTAACGCCATCGCAGAGATGCGGGCGATGATCAGCCAAATTGAGAAGGCGAACGGTGCGATCACCAAAGACCTCCCCGACGCGCTGGCCAACTCCGTTGACCAGGTTGCGCGCCTGAAGGCTGCGCTTCGGCAGGCTGCTGACGGCTTCGCCAAGCCCGTAAACGAGACCATCCAGGGGGCCATCAAGCACCTGTTGGATGAGCGTAAGCTCAGCGGTGAGCAATTGCTTGCGGGCGGAGCTGCGGCGGCGGGGATTGGCTTCGGCCTGGTCAAGGGCGGCGGCAAGCTGCTTCAGAAGGTCGGGGGTATGGGCGCTGGGGTGGCCACGGGAAAGGCGCTCCAGGAATTCGCCGGGGTGACGCCTGTCTATGTGGTGAATATGCCAGGAGGCGGGTTGACCGCCACAGGCGGTGGCGTCGGGGGTGGAATCGGCGAAGGCTTTGCCAAGACGGGCAACCGGGCGGGGAAGCTGGCCAGGCTTACCAAGTGGGGCGGGCGCATCGGCGTCGCGCTGGCCGTGGCCGGCACCGGCTACGAGATGTACAACGCCTGGACCGACCGCAACGCCACCACGGGGCAGAAGGTGCAGACCACAGCCGGAGGCGTGGGCGGCCTGGCCGGTGGCTTGGGCGGGGCCAAGATCGGGGCGGCCATCGGCACGGCCATTGCGCCTGGTTTGGGCACGGCCATCGGCGGGCTGCTGGGCGGAGCCGTGGGCTACATGGCGGGCAAATTCGGCGGAGAGGCCCTGGCGGAGAAGTTGACGCCAAAGGACATCGCCGACGCGGTGAACGCCAAGGACGCCCATTTGCGCATTGAGGTCACCGGCCCGGCCGCCGTGCGCGAGGTGCGCACCAAGGGCTTCACCGCCGATGTCGACACCGGCCTCTACATGGGGGCGCACTGATGGCCGCCGAGACCGCATCCAGTTGGCGTGACAAGCTGCGCCCCGGTTCATTCCGCGGCGTGCCCTTCAAGGTGGATAGCCACGACACGGCTTTTGGCCGCCGCACGGCCACGCACGAATACCCGCTGCGCGACACCCCCTACACGGAGGACCTCGGCCGCAAGGCGCGTGAGTACACTCTGGAACTCCTCGTCATAGGCACGGACTACATGGACGCGCGCGACCGCCTCCGCGAAGCCCTTGAGAAGGGCGGCCCCGGCGAGCTTGTCCACCCGTACCTTGGCACGCTGGAGGTCTGCGCGCGCGATGGCGGTCGCCTGCGCGAATCCACGCGGGAGGGGGGCATGGCCCGCTTCACCGTGGTGTTCGTCGAAGCGGGGGCCGAGCTTGAGCCCGATTCGAAAAAGGACACGGCCTGGGTTGTGGACCAGGCCTCAGAGAATGCGACAAAGAAGGCGGAAACGGACTTTTCGGGGAGGTTCAGCATCGCCGGTCCGCTGCGCCTGCTCACAACGTCCAAGGCCGGGCTGGATCAGCTCCTCGGCGGCGTCAAAAGCATGGTGGGCGCTCCTTTTTCTGAACTCAAAATGGCCAAGGACATTCTCTCCAGCCTGTGGGGCGAGCCGTCCTGTCTGGCCGGATGGATCACCGGCCTGTTCAGCGGGCTGGCCGGACTCGACCCTACGACAAGCTCCTCCGTGGCCCTTGCTCTGGCAAAGGGGGATATTTCCGCACGCGGTTGCGGCTATGCGGGCAGTTCGCCGACGTCCGCCCTGGGCGCACAGAGTCTGGCCAACCTGCAGGCACTGGATTCCCTTGTGCAGGTGGCGGCCATCGCCAGCGCGGCACGCGCCGCCTCGGGCACAGAGTACGCCTCGGCGGATGACGCCCTGGCCACGCGCGACGCCGTCTGCGAGGCCATTGAAAACGCGGCCCTGGAGGCTTCGGATTCCATGTACCCACAGTTGGCGGACTTGCGCGCCGCCGTTGTGGAGGACCTGGGAACACGCGCCGCGGCCTTGCCGCGTCTGTCCTCATACAGATTGCCCACCACAACTCCGGCCGTGGTCATCGCCCACCAGTTGTATGGCGACGCCACACGCGAGGGGGAAATCACGGCGCGCAACCATGTGCGCCATCCCGGCGCTGTGCCGGGCGGGACAACCCTGGAGGTGCTTGCCGATGCCTTCGTATGACGTGCGGCTTGAAGTGGGCGACATGCTCTATGGCGGCTGGGCGTCCATAGTGATCCGGCGCGGCCTTGAACAGGTGGCCGGCAGCTTTGAGCTGGCCCTTACAGAGCGCTGGCCCGGTCAGGACATCCCCCGGCCCATCGCGCCCGGCGCGCGCTGCCGGGTGCTGGTGGATGGCGAGCCCGTCATCACTGGCTACGTCGACGACGTCATGCCCTCCTATGACGCGAAGGAGCATGGCCTGTCGGTGAGTGGCCGGGACAAGACCGCTGACCTGGTGGACTGCTCGGCGCCTTCGACGCAATGGGCGGGGCGCGGGCTGCTGCCTGTGGCCAAAGCCTTGTGCCGTCCCTTCGGCATCGAGGTGCTCGCCCAGTGTGATACGGGCAAGCCTTTCTCTCAGCTCAAGAACAATGAGGGCGACAGCGTCTACGAAACTCTTGAGGCGGCCGCCAGGGTGCGGGCCGTGCTGCTCGTCACGGATGGGCATGGCCGATTGCTCATCACGCGGGCGGGCCAGGGCGCGCGCGTGGCCACGGTGCTGGAACTCGGCAAGAATGTGCTTGGCTGCAAGGCCTCGTTTTCTCTACGCGATCGGTTCAGCACATACACGGTGAAGGGGCAAAGCGTCGGTCTGGACGGCTGGGGAGGCGCGGCGGCGCATTCCAAGGGCTCCGCGAACGACTCCCGCGTGCCGCGCCATCGTCCGTTGACCATCATCGCCGAGGACCAGGTGGAGGGAGCAGGCGCTGGCGAACGTGCCCGCTGGGAGGCCAGCGTGCGCTATGGCCGCTCGCGGCGCGTCACGTACACGGTACGCGGCTGGAAGCACGCCAACGGACTTTGGGAGCCCGGCCAGACCGTGCCTGTTCGGGATACATGGTTGTCCATCGACGAACCGCTGCTGATGGTGGGCGTGGCCTATCTGCTCGATGAACAGGGGACGCGCTGCGAGCTGACGCTTCAGCCTGTGGAGGCGTTCAGCCTGCTGCCCGTGCCGGAGAAGGACAAGGGGGAGGTTTGGCCATGATGCGCGCGTTGCAGAAAATGCACGAGGGCTTGCGCCGCAAGATGGCCACGCTCGTCAACCGGGCCATTGTGCAGATGGTGGCTGATGCGGATGGGCTGCAGGAGTTGCAGGTGCAAGCCCTGGCCGACGAGGTCATGGGCCGCATCGAACGCATGCAGCAATACGGATTCACCAGCGTACCGCTGCCCGGCGCCGAGGCTGTGTTGCTGTCCGCTGCAGGGTGCCGGTCCAATGCCATTGTGGTGGCCGTTGATGACCGGCGCTACCGACTTACGGGGCTTCAAGGCGGCGAGGTGGCGCTCTACACGGATGAAGGCGACAGCGTCGTGCTCAAGCGCGGCCATCTCATTGAGGTCTCCACCGAGACTTTACACGTAAAGGCGACCACGAGGGTGCTCTTCGAAACGCCTTCCTTTGCCATGATCGCGCCTGGCGGCGGTGCGACCTCGGCCAGCATCCAGGGTAGTCTGCATGCAACGGGCAACATCGCAACCGATGCCGATGCCCTCGCGGGCAGCGTGTCTCTGCGCGGCCATGTCCATCCGGAGAACGACGGCGGCGGGCCGACCGGCTCGCCGGTCGGGGGCTAGGCCATGGATATCGCCGTTGCCTTCAAGACGTTTTCCGGTGACCTGAGCATCCAGGGCGGCGACCTGGCCAAGGAGGACGGTCTGGTCACGGCCGTCACCCTGTCCCTGTTTCTCGACGCCCGTGCGCGCGACGATGATGAAATTCCGGACGGGACATCGGACCGGCGCGGCTGGTGGGCGGACGCCTATTCCGGGCTGGCAGGCGACTCGACCGGATCACGTTTGTGGTTGCTCTCGCGGGAGAAACAGTTGTCGGAGGTGTTGGAGCGCGCGCGGGAGTACGCCGCCGAGGCCCTGGACTGGATGGTGAAGGACGCGGTGGCCAAGACCGTACAGGTTGAGGCCTCCGCCCCTGGAAATGGTGTTCTCGCCTTGGACATCCGTATCGAACGGCCAAACGGCGACGTGGTGAACACCCGTTACACTCTGTTGTGGGAGGCCATGAAATGAGTTTTGACAGGCCCTCGCTCGCCACCCTCATCTCGCGCGATCAGGCGGATACCGCCGCCAGGCTTGCCGGAGCCGATCCTACGCTGCGCCGCTCGCTTGTCGGTGTGCTGTCATCCGTGCGGGCCGCTGCGGTGCATGGGTTGTATGGCTATCTTGACTGGCTGGCCCTGCAGCTTATGCCCGACACGGCCGAGACCGAGCATCTGGAGCGTTGGGCTTCCATCTGGGGGCTGGCGCGCCAGGCCGCCACCCGGGCTACCGGCTTGGCCACGTTTACCGGTGCGAGCGGTGCGGCCATCCCAGCGGAAACGATAGTGCTGCGGTCCGATGGGACGGTGTATGTCACCGACGAGGAAGCCCTGCTGGTAGACGGCATCGCAAACGTCGCGATTACCGCCAGCCAGGCCGGGACTGTCGGCAACGCCGGGGCCGGGGTGCTGCTGGCCCTGGAGTCACCGATATCCGGAGTGGAAAGCAAGGCGACGGCCGCCAGCGGCCTCACCGGCGGGGCCGATGATGAAACCGATGCCGCTCTGCGCGCCCGACTGCTGCTGCGTATCCGGACCCCAGCCAAGGGCGGCTCCGCCGACGATTACGCACGGTGGGTGCTCGATCATGTGCCCGGCGCCACACGCGCCTGGGTGGCTCCGCAGGAGCTTGGCGCGGGCACAGTGACGGTGCGCTTTTGCATGGATGGCGCCTACGCTGACGGTATTCCGGCGGCTGGAGATGTCGCAGCGGCCCAGGCCATTCTGGAAACCCTCCGTCCGGTCACGGCGGAGGTGTACGTTGCGGCCCCCATATCCAGGCCCCTCGGCCTTTCCATCCGCCTCACCCCGGACTTGGCCAGCGTGCGCGCGGCCGTGACCGCGGAACTTGCCGATATGTTGCGCGACGAAGCAACGCCTGGCGGGACCATTCTCGTCAGCCACATCCGCGAGGCCATCAGCCTCGCCACGGGCGAAACCGACCATGTGCTGCTTTCCCCCACGACAAATGTGGAATGCGCCACAGGGGAACTTGCGGTCGTTGGCGCCATCACCTGGAGCGAATGATGGGCATGAACGGCTCCGATTACCTCGCCCTGTTGCTGGCCCTGCAACCGCCAGGTCCGGCTCTGCCCAGCAGTCCTGACAGTATTTGGGGGGCGCTGCTGCGGGCCGAGGCCGACGAGTTGGCCAGGGTGGACGGGCGGGCTGATGGCCTGATGGCCGAAAGCGACCCGCGCACCAGCGCCGAATTGCTGCCCGACTGGGAGCGCGTGTGCGGGTTGCCGGGCGTGTGCGGAGCATCGGCTCAGACGGTGGCTGCCAGGCGTGCCGCGGTGCATGCACAGCTTGTGGAGCTCGGCGGCCAGCGCCCGGCCGACTATGTGACGCTGGCCGCCACCCTTGGCTACCCGGATGCTCGGGTTGAAGAATTCCGGCCGTTCCGCGTCGGTCAGTCCGGCGCCGGAGACGGCCTTTATGATGGTGACTGGCGGCATTGCTTCCGATTGCGGGTGCAGGCCGGGCTTGTCCGCCGGTTTACGGTGGGGCAATCCGCAGCGGGCGAACCGCTGGCAACATGGGGCGACGAACTGCTGGAATGCGTGGTCAGCGACCGCGCCCCGGCCCATGCCATTGCGCAAGTTGCGTATGGAGAGGAGGAATAATGCACAGGATTGACCATGCGACGGCCACATCTGGCCATCTGTTCACCGAAGGCTCGGCAGCGGCGGCCGTACCCGCCACCATCATGACGGCAGCCTGGGCGAACGATGTGCAGGAGAACTTGGCCAAGCTCATCGAGACGGCAAGCATCGCACTGGTAAAAGGCGATGACGCGCAACTCACCCAGGCCGTCCTCAAGCTCATTCTGGACGCCGTGGCTGGGCATAATGAGTCCGCCGCCGCCCACGCGGACATCCGCCAACTTATCGCGGGCATCACCATCCCCGCCGCCAGCGAGACCGTGGCGGGCGTGCTCAAGCTGTCCACTACTGACCAAGCCCGTGCGGGCACGGACAACACCACGGCCATGAGCCCGGCGGACGTGGCGGCGGCCATCGCGGCCGCCCGCTGGTCCGATGCGTTGGCCCGCGATAACGCGGCGATGTCCACATTTGTTGCGCACCTCACCGCTGGGCGCGCCAGCGGCCCGGTGCCCCGAGGCGGCATCTGGACCCTGGCGACCAACGAGCTTTCGGGCAGCGGCGCGTACTACGACGCCAGCGGCCATGCCTACCACAACCAGGTCCCCAGCAGCGTGGACCATTCTGGGACGATAAGCGCGGGCACTCCCAACGTTTCCGGATACACTGTCGTGGATACATCCGTCGTCATCGCCAATGGCCGTGTCGTAACGCATGTGCGCATCTATGCCACGGCCTCCAGCACCGGAGTCATCTACGTGTTTCAGCGCACGGCAGCCGGAGCGTATACCGTCGTCGCGTCGGGAGGTTTTAGCCATACGGGCAGCGGATGGGAGCAGTTCGCGCTCTCTGCGGCGTACACAGTTCCAGCCACGGGAACATATATGGTCGGTGCGTATTCCGCCAATTTCGGGGCGTGCAGCTACCACACCGCTGGCCGGGCGTACAAGACGGGATCAAGCAGCGGCAGCGTCACCATGAGTGAGGATATGATTTCTGGCGTGGCCATGGGCTACGCC